GCCGTCCGACTCGCGGATGACCATGTCGCCCTCGTCCTCCTTGCCGGCCAGGCGCAGGCACTCGACGTCCTCGCCGACCGACCGGAGACCGTCACGGAGGTCGCTCTCCCAGTCGGCGCCCTTGCGCTTGTTCTGCCGGTTTCGCCTTGCCGTTGCGCTCGCTGTCACACTTACACACTCCCCTCGGAAAGAGGCGGCCGGAGGGCCGCCTTCCTGATCGCTACACTAACACACTTCACTTGCCGAGAACAGCCGCTGCCGGGCTCCAGGCGGGCTCCGCCTTGGCGGCCGTGGCCTGGGGCTTCAGTCCGATGTCGAGCTTGCTGAAGCGGGTCACCTCGGGGTGGCATCGCAGACTCGCGTAGCGCTTCGCCGTGGGGTCACACGGGCCCATGCGCTGCTTGACGACGGCGATGCGGTACTCGTGGCTGTTCGGGTCCAGCGCCACCGTCAGGGACAGCTCAGGCTTCTCCGAGAGGCCGCCCTTGACCTGGTCACGCGACGGCGGAGCCCACGGGTCCGTCTTCGCCTCCCAGCTCTTATCCGAGGCGTGGTGCAGGATGATGACCGTCGCGCCCGTGGCACGGGCCAACTCGGTGGCGAGGCTCATCACCGACATCTGCTCGGTGTAGTCGCTCTCCGCGCCTTCGAAGTCCATCAGGTTGTCGAACACGATGACCTCGGGATAGGCGTCCCAGAGCTCGACGTACGCCTCCATCTCCTCGTCGACCGAACGCCAGGTGATCGGCGAGCCGAACGAGAAGGTGATGCGCGAGGATGCGAGGGCGTCGAGGTACGCCTGACGGAACCGACCGCCCTCCGCCATGCCGGCCTCGACCATCTCGGTGGTGTCGCCCGTAGCCATCGAGGCCAGGCGGGACGAGGCGGTGAAGGCGCTCATGTCGGCTGAGAAGTACAGCGTCGGCAGGTTCATCGACGCCACCCAGAACAGGGCGAGGCCGGACTTCTGGGTGCCCGAACGGCCGGCGATCATGATGACCTCGCCGTGCCGCGGGCGGCAGCCCATCGCGTACAGCGCCTGGAAGGCGTCGATACGGGGCAGCTCCCGGCCGGACTCGGCATTCAGGGACAGGGACCTTGCGGGACTGAGCACTACTCTCCCTCCACGACCACGCGGCCGATGCCCGCGGCCTCGATCAGCGTTCGGCAGGCCGGACACGGCCGGCGGGTGACGTACAGCGTTGCGGCCTGGAGCTCGTACGGCGCGATGCCCTTGTCGAGCACGTCCTCGATCGCGTTCCGCTCGGCGTGGGCTGCCGGGCAGTTCGAGTAGTCGGTGTCGCGCGCGCACTCGCCGACCGTGAGGCGGCCACGCGGGCAGTTGCCCGCAGAGGCACAGCCGGGAAGGCCGGAGGGCAGACCGTTGTAGCCGAGGCCGATGACGGCGCGGGTGGAAACGGCCTCGGCGATGGCCAGGGCCCATTCGTCCCAGGAGGGACGGTTCACTCTCTTCTCCTCTCAAGCGGAGCGGGGGCCAGCCCGAAGGCCGGCCCCCTGCTTCACTTACACACTCAGTCGTCGAACGAGGGGGCGGCGGACATGGCCGCCTGGACCTTGGCCTCGCGCTCGGTGGCGTAGTCGACGACGGCCTTGCGGTGGGCGGCGCTGGAGATCGGACGCCAGACCCACGCGGGGCGCTGGCCCGGCTTGGTCGCCGGGATCTGGTCGACGGTGACGATGGTCGCGGAGCCGACCAGGCCCTTCAGGTCGCGGGCCAGGATGGTCTGCTCGATCCTCTGGCCCTTGGCGACCTCGGGGGTGCCGGCCTGGAGGTCGGCCTCGGTCTTGAAGACCGACACGTCCGCGAGGACGGAGTCCTTCGGGCCGTTCGGGGTGGGGCGCTGGGCCTCGAAGGCGTTGACCTCGATCAGGATCGCGACCGCGCCCTGACAGTCGGCGGGCTTGAACCAGCCGCCGCCCTGGACCGGAATCTCGGCGAAGTTGAGTGCCACTGTGGGGTGCTCCTTTGTTCGGTGATCAGTGATCAGTGAGAGTGGGTGATGCAGCGGGCGGGCATGTCGCCCGCCTTCGAGAAGGACCAGAGACCACACGGGGCCTTGGTCCAGATCAGGACGGAACCGGCGATCAGGGTGACGACCAGGACGGCTCCGATCAGTGCGGCGAGGCGGTCCTTCATCAGGAGCTGAGCGCCTTGCCCTTGGCCTTCCAGGCGGCCATGACCGCCGCGTCGGAGAAGAACGACTGGTTACCCGCCCAGAGGCTCTTGAGGCCGTCCACGCTGGTCTGCTTCTCGATCTCGCCGAGAATCCAGGCGTTCGGGTCCTCCTTGGCCGGCGCGGGCGCCGGGGTGGACGCTGCGGGCGCCTGCTGGGCGGCAGCCGCCCACGGGTCACCGCTGGAGTAGTCGGCCTTCAGTGGGTCGTCAGCGGGCTGCGGGAGGATCGTGGCACCGAGCATGGCCGCGATGTTCCCCTTGCCGTGGGCGATGCTCGTCGCGTTGACGACCAGCTCGCTCAGCGTCAGGCCCTCGATGGCCTCACGCTGGAAGCCGAAGTAGCTGGCGATGTCCTGGCGGACCTCACTGGCGCTGCCCCGGAAGACCGCCCAGGTCTCCTCGTAGCCCTTGCCGTACTTGATGGTGACCGTGATGCCCCTGCTGGCCGTGCTGTCCCCGGCGTCCATGGCGTTGCTCACGCGGTTCGTTCTCCTCTCATTGGCTGCGACGCTTAACTTACACGCTCATGGTGAAGTGTGCAAGTTGTGCTTCGCTCGGCTTCGCCTGGTCCTCCCTGGCGACATTGCTTAACTTACACACTCGCGCCAGGGGAAGCAACCTGGGCTTCCGTGACCTGGCTCACAAACGGTCGCATGGCGTTCTTCGTGCTCCGCATGGCACGGATCTGGAGCGCCAGCTTGGCGGCCTCCCAGCCCATGTTGAGGTCGACCCAGTACAGCTTGCACTCGGCCTGGCCGGCCGGGAGATGGACGATGATGCCCCAGTCGCGGTTGACCGGCGGCAGATCGGCGTATGCCTGCTCGGCATCGACGGCGGACACCTCGGCCTTCTTCCAGGCGGCGAGGGCCTTCTTGTCCTGGGTGTCGATGGGGAAGCGGCTGTAGTCGTATCGCTCGCCCCGCGAGTAGATCGCGAGCTGCATGGCCATCTTGAGCGCGCCGTAGCGCACCGAGCCCGTCTTGAGGTCGCCGATGAACAGGCCGTCGATCGGGTTGCCGTAGGGGTCCGGGCCGGCGTACTCGTACATCCGGTCGAACGTGCCCGCGACCTTCAGTTCGTTGACCACGACGAACTGTTCGACGGCATGGACGGTCAGACTGACCGTCTCCATCATGTACGCCGCCATGTCGGCCAGGTCCGCGCCGGAGGTGCCGGGCGGGAGGGGCTCGCCACGGTCGACGTACTCGCTCAGGGTGTGGAGGTGCGTCCCCTTCTCGCGCTTGTCGTTGGCGCCGGACAGGTTTGTGGCGCGCTCCGCGAGTGCGTCGAGGGCCTTCTTGTCGTCCTCGGGGCTCAGGCCGCGGGCCGAGTCGAGGAGGCTGGGGTACTTCGAGGCGCCTACCAGCACCATCCGCTTGCCCCAGTCGATGAGGTTGCTCTTGTCTTCGATGCAGTCGATGAAGGTCGTCGTACGGGTGTGACCCGCGGGCTTGCCGCCGGTCCTCGGGATGATGAGGGGGCGGCCCCAACCGTCGCGGGGCACTTCCAGCTTGGGGGCCGGCGCGGCGGGAAGGTCGACGATGTTCAGCAAGCGATTGCCTCCATGGGCTCGGGGATGCGGGCTACGAGGTCGGGCAGGGTGAACGGCGCAAGGATGCGCCCGTGGCGAAGCATGGTTCCGTGCGGGTCGGGCAGGATCGGAACGAGGTAGATGCGAGCGCTCCCATCGTCCAGAAGCTCGGGCTCGCACTCGTCGTCATCCATGGGCTCCAGGCCCAGGCGCCTGATGATCTCCAGGAGGGCCCTCATGACCTTCGGGCTGTAGTCGGGCCTCGCGGTGATGTGGTAGTCACACTCCGTGCTGTTCGCGTGAAAGTGAATCTTGCCGTCCGCGGTGATGGTGTCAGTCGTCAACCCGATGGAACTTTCACCCTGCTCGAAGTTTTCGGTCATTAAGTATCCCCCTCGCAGGTGTGTAAGTGACGCAACGCCCCTAGTTCTACCTTGAACCACAACGCCCGGTCAAGGGGCGGTGTGCGTTGTGTAAAGGGCCAGAGCCCTGGGCGGATGAACGATCCTCGCACAGGTGTTCGAAGGTGTGGAAGGGGTTATGCCGGTTACCGGCGGTAGCGCGGGTGCGGGAGGTGCGTACCCACCCCTTAAACATGTTGTGGACATGGAGAAGCCCCCCGGGCGAGCGGTCGCACGAGGGGCTCTTTGTGATCAAACTGTTGCTCTAGTCAACTGGTCGTCGGCCAGTGACTTGCGCCGGGGGATGGATCAGATCCTCCCCGGGCTGCCGATGGATGTAGTGGAAGCCGTCCTCGGTGTCCGGGTCGTAGTGCACGACCGCGTCCTCCTCCTCCAGCATCTGCTTCCACGTGGCAAGACGGGATGCCTCTGGGGCAGGAAGTTCCTTGCCCTCGCGGAGGCGACCCTCCGCCCGAAGCATCATCACGGGGTACGCCCATCGGTGCTCAGGCTTGATCGCCCACGGAATCAGATTGACGTCCCGTGTGAGCCGGCGGTCGATTCCACGACGACGGCGAAAGTTCCCCCACATTGCTGGGGACGTCTCGATCCCGTACTTCCGGCGGTATTCCTCGACCATCCATGCGTACGTTCGATTCTCCTCGAACCAGCGCAGGACTTCGGTCTCATTGACGATCTTGCTGGCGCCCATGTCCCCCTCCTCTCGGCATGCTCGCTATTCGCAAGGTACTTGCAGGTTCACTTCTACACTGCCAGTGTGGATGTGTGCAAGTGGTACTAGCACCACTTTGGAGCATTGGCCGGAAGGCCGCCAACAGGAAGGGGGCCGAGATGCTCATTCAGACCGCCGTGTGTGATGTGTGCCGGGTACCGGGACGTCCACTCAAGCGTTACACCATCACGGAGAACCTCGAAGACGGGACGGGCAAGTCGCGAGACGCTGAGCTGTGCGAGGAGCACAGCGTGGTCCTCGCTGCGTTCCTGGAGGGTAAGGAGCTGACGACGTCCATCGCGGTGGCGCCGGGCCATACCCCAGAGGCCGACGAGGGCGCCCAGGGAGCCATTAGCGAGCAGGCGTCCCCACCGGCAGTCCGCCGAGTACCTGCCGCCCCTGCCACGGCGAAGAAGACCGCGGCCAAGAAGACCACGGCGAAGAAGGCGACCATCCGTCGTACCCGACCGAAGGTCGTCAGCCTCGAAGAGGTCGAGGCGAGCAAGTAGAAGGCCGACTAAAGACGACGAGAGAGCCCCGCTGACCAGGCCGGTCGGCGGGGCTCTCTTGCGTTCGGGCTACTCGGGGTCGCCGTTCGGCTGCGCGTAGACACCGAGGGCGGTCAGCACCTGGACGGCCGCCGCGACGCGCGGCTCGTCCCCCCAGTAGAGGACAGCAATCCCGGCCAGAGCGCCGACGACTGCGATGACGCTCTTGGCGTAGGGGCGGGCCTTGGCCGGCAGGAGGGGGAGGATCAGAGAGGTCTTCACGGGCATGGTCCCTTCGTGTGTTACTTGGACGCTGCGGCTGCGGTCTTCGGGCCCCAGACGCCATCGACGGTGACTCCGAGCGCGCGCTGAGCGGAACGGACGGCGGCCTCGGTCTTGTCGCCGAAAGCACCGTCGACCACGACGTGGCCGTAGCCGCGGGCGTTGATGAGGGCCTGGAGATCGCGCACGTCCTTGCCGGAGCTGCCGTTGCGCAGGACTGCGGTCGGGATGGTGAGGCGGCTGTATGCCGCGACAGCGGCCTTGGTCTGGGGGCCGAAGACTCCGTCCACCTCGACGTGCACGGCCTTCTGTGCAGCCCGCACGGCCGCCTCGGTGGCCTCACCGAAGTCACCGTCGACCACGAGCTTGGCCAGGCCCTTGATGTTGAGGAGGGCCTGCAAGTCCTTGACGGCCTGGCCCTTGTCGCCGCGCTTCAGCACGGTGCCGGACGGGGCGCTCGGGGTGGTCGGCGGGTTGGACGGTGCAGCGTCGGCCACCGGCATGCCGGCCCGGACCCAGGCGTACAGCTTGGTGCCGGGGCAGGTGGTTGCGATTCCGTCCCTGTGGCCCTTCTTGGCGAGGGTGCGGCCGGTGCGGGCGCACGCCTCGTCATAGAGCGCGCGGGCGGTTCGGAGCGCCGCCTCGCTCGGATCCTGGTCACCTCCGATCGCGATCTGCACGCCGAAGCCGGTCCTGTTGTGGTCGGGGCAGTGGGCGCCCTGGAGGTTCCAGCCGCGCCCCTCGTAGGCGTTGCCCGCCTGGTCGACGACGAAGTTGTAGCCGATGCCGCTCCAGCCGTTGGCCATGTGCTCGCGCTCGATGGCCTGCGGGATGGAGTTGCCGGTGCGGGTGATGTGAGTCGCGCCGTCGTAGTGAACGAAGAACTCGGTGCGCTCGCTCATCGCGACGGTGTTGGGGGTGCCGTTCCAGGGCTTGGCGCCCCAGGCTGCACGGGGGATGACGTTGACGGACAAGGTGATGGCCTCCGGGAATGACGAAGGCCCCGCCGGTCAGGGCGGGGCCAGTGGCTTGTGGGTCAGCGGCTGGTCGCCGCAACGTGGTCGTCCAGGCGCTCAGCGACCGCGAGGCGCTCGATGCGCTCGTGGGCGATCTCCTGGCGAAGTCCTTGCAGAGCGTCTTCGTGGCGCTCCTGGCCGGCGAGGACGCGGTCGAGTCCGGCGATGACCCGGTCCAGGTCGTCGCGCAGGTTGGTCGAGTGGGTGTTGGCGACCTGGTCGCGGGCTTCCTGCGCGTGGTCGCGGGCCTCGTTGATGGTGCGGGACTGGCGGGCCATGCCCACGCCGACCAGCGCGACTACGACCGTGCCGACCGTGGTGACGACGGCGCTCTGCACGGTGGCGTCGATGGCGATGAGGCTCACTCGGCGGCCCCGGCGAGCTGCTCGACGAGGCGCTCCAGGCGCTCGATGCGGGCCTGCTGGTCCTTGACGACGTCGAGCAGGGCCAGGCCGAGCAGGTCGTACCGGACGGTGTCGATCTCTCCGTCCATGCGGACAACGATCTCGGGCACGTGCAGGTCGACCTCTTCGGCGATCAGGCCGTACTCGTTGATCTGGCCCGGCGTAACGATGCCGTCCCGCTCGGTGTCCTTGCGGTCGTACACGCGCGGCTGGAGCGCCAGCACCTTGGCCGGGTCGATCGCGTAGTCGCGAACGTTCTTCTTGTACTTGATCGAGGAGGTGTTGCGGCAGAAGTCGTGGTTGCCGTCGACCCACACCGCGTAGTAGCCGGACCCCGCCGGGCCGTAGCTGTGCGGCCGGTCGGAGCCGTTGGACCGCCGGATCGTGCCGTTACTGTCCAGGTACTGACCGTGGTAGTGGGTGTCCGGCGGGAAGGTGGACGGCTTGCTCGTAACTGCCGACCAGGCGTGCGTGTGCGACGAGGGCGGGAACTCAGTGGGCCTGTCGGCCAGCGAGTTCCACGAGTGCTGGTGGGGGACCGGGGCGAAGGTCAGCGGCTTGTTGACCACGTCGTTGTAGTCGATGACGTGGGTGTGCGGAGCGGGCGGGAAGGTCGCCGGCTTGTCGGTGATGCTGGTCCAGGAGACGACCGGCGCCAGATCGGCCCAGGCGGTGCCGTCCCAGAACTCCCACTTCGAGGTGGTCCGGTTGAGTCCGAGCCGACCGAGCCGAGGCGTGGCGGGACGGCTGTCGGTGGTCCAGGTTCCGATCCGCGTGCCGACGAAGCGCCGGTCGTCAGCGACCGCCGAGGCCGCGATGTTGGTGACAGAGGCCCCGACCGTGACCAGACCGAGCGACACCTCGTAGATGTCGGTGGTGGTCTGGGTCATGGCCGGGGCGCCCGCGCCCGGCGAGCCCTTGAGGACGGCCAGGGTGATGCCGTTCGCAGTGGGGTCGAGCCGCAGGATCACGCGGTCGATGCGGGTCGCCGTGTCGGCCGCTGCGATGGTGAGCACCTCGACGGCGGTGGACAGGAAGGCGTGGCCGCGGACGAGGTGGAAGCCGGGCTGCACCGACACCTTCATGCCGGAGCCATCGGCGCTGACCTTGAGGTCGAGGCTGTCGGCCGAGGCGCAGACGCCCGAGTCCTGGAGCTCCCGGAACATCCGGGAGAAGTCGGTCTCTGTCGTTGCCTGGCCGTCGAACGGGTAAGAGCTGGTTGCCACTGAGAGGGGCTCCTTCCTCTGGAAATGGAGAAGCCCCCGGGCAACTGCGCGGGGGCTGTGGGCGGACGTGCGGACGGTCAGGCGGTGGCGTCTTCGACGCTCGTGATCACGGACGCGATGTTCTCTCGGCCAGTGGGCAGCATGCTCCGAACGAGCGCGACCACGGCTCGCAGGATGCCGTCGCGGTCCTCGGGGGACAGGTCCGGATAGCCGGCCGCCAGCGGCTCGCCGATCGTGATCTCGATGCGCTGGTAGACCTTGTCCGGGTCGCCGATGGCGTGGATGGGAAGGTCCAGCTTGGATGCCTTCATTCAGTGCTCCCTTCTAGGCCAGGGCAGCCCAGAATCGGTTGGCGCCGGCCTCCAGCGTTGAGGGCGTGATGGTTCCGGCGGGGGTCGTGTTGGCGCCCGTGATGGACGCGAAACGCTTGACCACGGTCAGGCCGAAGAAGCCGGGCGGGAAGCTGCCCGAGTTCTCAAGCTGGAGCAGGTAGGGGCCGTCGGTGGTCGCGTAGCGGCACACGATGCACACCCAGTAGATGCCGGCCGGGAGGCTCACGCTGGAGGTGAGGCTGACCCCGACCGTCTGGCCGGCCGTGGTGTCGGCGATGATCGGGATCTTCGAGGTTCCGGCCATGTCCGTGGTGCTGGCCTTGAGCGCTCCGGACGAGTCGTAGATGCCCGCCCAACTGCCCGACGTCATGTTGCCGTTGTACTTCATGACGTGCCATACGACCTTGGACACCGTGGTCGTGGAGTTGAGCTTGACCGCCGTGAAGCGGGCCGTTCCACTGCCCGTCAGGCGGCCGTCCGAGAGGGAGATCGCAGGGTCGTACGCCCACGCCTTGAGGCCCATGTCTGCGGGGGTCCACACCTCGGGGAGCTGGCTGCTCGGCACTCGGCCGGCAGTGTCCAGAGTCGCCACTCCGGATGCTGCACCCTTGTCCGTCTTCGGGACCGCGTCGACTACGGGGATCGCTGTACCCGAGGTGCCGCGGACTTTGAGGACGCCACCCTCGGCATACAGGACCACGCCAGCGGTCGGGTTGCTGGTAGGTACGGTTGCCGCGTTCTTGATGCCGAACACACCCGAGCCGCCGCCGACGTCGATGGTCTGCGCGCCGATCTGGAGCGCTACTCCGGTCACGTAGCTGTTCTTCTGGGTCACGAAGTGGCCAGTGTTGGACACCCAAGCCTGTTCTGTGCCCGTCGAGTCCACGAAGGACGCGATGCGGCCGGAGCCGTTTACCTGGAC